CTACGCCAGAAGTCAGCGTGATAGGTTGCGCAACCGACAGTTGTGTCCATGTGTTTGCAACCAACCCCGTTGTTGCAAGCACGCTGGCGTCTGGGACGATTTTGATCCAATGAGTGTTTCCTATTCCTGCCGTTGTTGGAGTGGTCCAGTTAGGTCCATTTACAGTAACCCCCGAAACGTGAGTTTCAGTTCCGTCAGTTTGAAAGGTGATATTTGACCTGGCGACTCCAGTAGATGACATGGAATCTGAAGACCTAGCGGCAGTGCTGTAGGTCCGAGCGGCAGCATTGCTTTTCCCGTAAAACGCCGACAAATTGAATCCTACCGTCGGCACGGTACTGCGTGGCGTCTTGCTTGCCAGGTTAAACGGGGGCGTCCACCCAAACTCAAGGGCGATGTTCGTCCCCGCTGCCCCTGAGTTGGCACTGAGCGTGCCTGATCCGTTTAGCGCCATTACCGGGCCTCCAGTTCAGCGATGCGTTTGCCCTGCTCCAGCACCAGTGCAGTGAGTTCGGCCAGCAGCGCGAGGGTTGCCGACTGCGAGATTTGCAGGTAGCCGTCCGAATCTGTGGAGACCCCCTCTGCCACAACCTTCTGGAAGTCATTGGCCGAGATACCCACTTGGGTTTTCTCAATGTCAATCCGGTCATAGATACCGCGCTTGACTGTTGCCAAGCGAGTCAGCACTGACTTATCCAGCGCGCGCCAGTTGGTTTTGAGTCTTTCGTCTGACGTGATCGTTACGTCCGTGAACGAGGGGGTTGTTCCCTGAAGGGCGATTGCGTAGGAAACGGCGCCCATAGACCAGCCACCAACCTTCAACACGTTGTCGGTGTCGAGTCCGAAATTGACAGCGTAGTTGCCCGGTCTGTGGAAGGACACCATTGATGCGCCGCCACCATTCCCCATGTGCTGTGGGCCGCCGCATCCTGTGGTGGATATTGATAGTCCTGACGCGGAGTACCCCATAATGTCCGCCGTGCCAGTAACTTGTGTTGCCGACCCTGCTGATGTTGCAGAGCTTGCATTTCCATAAAACGTTCCAGAGAACCCTGCGGCGTAAAAAACTCCAGTAGATGCAAGCGATGCCAAATAACTACCTGCTGCGTTGGTCCACAAGTGCGACGCAGACGAGCCATTCAAAGAAGGTTTATAAACAAGACCCCAAGATGCATCGTTGCCTTGAATGTATCCGCCTGCAGCAAACGACAATGTACTATAAATGGTGTAGTTATTGGATGAGTTAAGGGCGTTGGCTGTGTACGACACGGTTCCGGGATTTCCCTGATAACCTTGAGTGCCCTGCGGACCCTGAACCGAACTTGCGGCTCCGTTATTCCCCTGAAATCCCTGCAGACCCTGGCTCCCAGTTCCTCCATTTGATCCGTTGTTTCCTTGGAATCCTTGCGGACCCTGACTTCCTGTACTTCCGTTTGATCCGTTGTTCCCTTGAAATCCCTGTGGACCCGCGATGGTCGGCAGCGTCTGCCAGGTCTTGTCGCCACGCCAGTATTGTGAAGTCACACCGGCGGCGATTGCAGGTTCTCTTGCCGTGCTATCCACCGCATTGATGGTGATGTTCGCTGACCCATTGAAGGAAACACCGTTGATCAACCGGGCGGTCTGCAGGGTTGTGGCGGTGAGTGAGTTCCCGGTGCTGGACGCTGACGACCCCGTGACGCTAATTCCCCACGATCCGCTCGCCCCGGTTCCTGTCAAGGTCGGCGAGTAGCTGTTGTAGTTGCTGGAGTGCAAGACAGTTTTCCAGGCATTCCAGGTTGTCCCATCTGTCTTGTTTCTGAACTGAAACAAGCCACTGTAAGCAAACGTCATTTGCAGCGGACCTAATGATCCACCTGCGTTGAACGTCAAGATGCCTTGGCTGTCACCTGTGTTGTTCTGCGTGTAAAAACCGTTGGCTATCGCAGAATCTTGCAGGGCGGCCGCAACGCTGCCGCGGTAGTACATGCCGTCCGCTGCATCATCCCCTGTGTTTGTGCCGGAGCTTGCGCCACTGTGCGTGCCAGAAGTTGTGCCGCTGTGTGAGCCGGAAAAGTTGCTTCCTGCAATCGTCCCGACGGCTGTGATGTTCCCGTTCGTCCACATACCGTCGCCAATGGCAGATTTGGTAACACCATTGACCATGAACAAGGCTTGGTGAGTCAACCCTGCTTTTGACTGCGGGTTGTTGCCTACTCCGCCGTAGTCGGGGTCATAAGACCATGCGATTCCATAGAAAGGCCCATAAGCATTACTGGCACCGCCACTGGTTAAGGTGTAAGCCGCACCCATAGCGAAAATTGCTTGGGTCTGTGACGCATCGCAGGCACCAACTAGCCCCTTGCGTCCATTGGTGAAGGTAACGTCCCCGCCGAATGACGCGGTTGTCCCTGCGATGCCGCCTGTGAACGTGCCGCCGCCCCAAGGGTTGCCAGTTGCACCCTGCGCTCCTTGCGCGCCCTGATTCCCTTGAGAACCTTGTGACCCAATACCGCCTGCCCCGGCAGTGCCCTGATTCCCTTGCGCCCCCTGTGCGCCAGTTATAGAAGTACCCTGATTTCCCTGTGGACCCTGAACGGTACTTGCTGCACCCTGTGCTCCCTGTGCTCCCTGTGCTCCCTGTGCTCCTTGTGCGCCTGGATTGCCCGGCGTACCCGCTGCGGTGCTTGCTGACCCCTGTGGACCTGGTGCGCCCTGCGGCCCTGTTGCCCCTACGACAACCGGCTGCCAAACCCCATTGACGTACTGCTTTAAGGTTGAATTATTTGCCATGTGACTGCCTCTGCTTCTTGTTGTGTGGTTGCCGCATCAATCATTTCGCGCAGTGACACGCCTTTTGAGAACTGCGCCGCAACGTGCATTCCCAAAGCGCCCCCGACTTGCATCATGTCGGTTGCCGACAGCAGTCTGGTCGTGTTGTCGAAAAGCGTCCAGACAATGCTGAACGTGGTGGTCATCATGGCAAGGGAGACCGCGCCGGTGATGCGTTGCTGGCTGATTGGGTCTGAATCGAACGTCGAGCCGTCCCAATCAAATCCACCATTCACCAGCCCATCGCGAATTTTCTTTACCTTTGCCCACTGAGCGTCCTTGACGGTTTGCAGTGAGCGAGAGTCCACCCATTGCAATGTCGGCATGTTGAAATAGCTGAACTGATTGGGTTTTTGTGGACCCACCCCCGACCACTCAGGATGCTCGTTGACCGTCGTATCCACGTAATCACAAAGTTCCGGCATCCAGCCGTCGTACTTGACCTGCAAGATTCTCGTCACCGATGGTCGGCCGCTGGTGTCTTCGGTCGGCCATGATCCAACCGTAATGTCGAATCGCCCTATTGAGGCATCAATCAGGGTTTCGTACACCCGGTGGTGCTGGAAACCATTTGAGGGGTTTGGCTGGTTGATCATGTTAGGGTGTGTCCTTGTGCACGAAGTTCTGTTTTCAGTAAGTCGAATGGACCCTTCAGCACAACACCGCCAGGGTCGTATGCTTCAATGATGGCGTGACCGCGACCACCGACAGCGCCGTTGGCACCAGTTCCGTTGTCTGCCACGTTGGTACCACCGCCACCACCGCCAGAACCCACGCCGCCAACAGAAGCGTTTAATCCGCCGCCAGCATCTGCGCTACCTCTGCCGCCTGGACCGCCTGAACCAAAAGGAGAGCTGCCGCCTGCACCACCGCTTACGCCCATCAAACCAGTTCCGCCGTCAGTGCCGATACTTCCCGTTCCTTTTACGCCGCCGTTCGCGGTACTTGCAGCAACGCCACCTGCACCGCCTCCATTTGCAGTGAGTAGCCCTGATACATAGGTTGCGCCACCTGCCCCGGCAGCCCCGCCTACGCTGTATCCGCCGTCACGTTGCGTTCCCGCTGCGCCGCCTGCTCCAACGACGATTTGCAATACCTGACCGGGAGTCACAACCAAGACTGACGTGGCATACCCGCCCGAGCCGCCGCCGCCGCCTCCGTATGTGAACCAGCCGGTTCGGGCAGAGCCGCCGCCACCGCCGCCGCCACCGCCCTGTAGCGTTGCGCGAACCCGAGTCATGCCAGTTGGAACTGTGAAATAGAACGTCCCCACGGTGCTATAGACGGTCGTGGTTCCAACTGAGCTGGCAAAGTCAACTGTGCCCGCGGCAAGCTGACCCGAGAACGTCCCGGTCACGCCGGTAATGTCTGAACCGTACAAGGTTCCTTTGAATGAAGCGTTGCCTGCCTGGTCAACAACAAATGTGGTTTGCCCACTCCTTCTTCCGACAATCCCAGTGCTTCCAAGGTATAGCCCGTTGTCCATCGTGCCAACCAAAATTGCACTTGGCTGAGTCATGCTGATTGGGCCGACCAAAATGTCTGCCCCAGATTTCGCAAGGGTATTTGATAACACGGAAGGTTTGTTGGCTACGTTGTTTGCCCAATCAACAACCTGTCCAGTCACACTTAGGGTTGATCCATCCCAATACATTGCCTTGTAAGGGTCTCCAATGTGAAACTTTGCTGACCCGCTTATGTTGCCGAGAAAGAAGCCCGGAGCCGTGTCTGTTGCGGTGGCCTTGCCGGAATTGAAGTAACCGCCTGGCGATACTGTCACGGCGCTCGCAAGTGTGGTTCCAAGCAGACCTTGGGCACCCTGTGCGCCTCGAAGTCCGTCATTACCCTGTGACCCCGTGGCCCCCTGATTGCCCTGAGACCCGACAGAACCTTGGCTACCAGCTAAACCCTGAGAACCTTGCGCACCTGCGGCACCCTGTGACCCTGCAGCCCCCTGATTGCCCTGTGATCCTGCTGAACCCTGTGATCCAGTTGATCCGGCAGCGCCTTGGCTACCCACTAAACCAGTTCCACCTTGTGCGCCTGCAGCGCCCTGTGCACCCTGAGAGCCAACTGATCCGGTTGAACCTTGTGCGCCAAGAACACCTTGAGAACCCTGCGCACCCGCTGCGCCTTGGCTGCCCGATGCTCCTTGTGTGCCTTGTAAACCGGCACTACCCTGCATACCAATTGTTCCGGTTGAACCCTGCGCGCCTTGAGATCCTTGAAGACCGTTATCGCCTTGGCTGCCTTGAAAACCTCTTGACCCTTGGTTGCCTTGAGACCCGGTGCCGCCCTGCACGCCTGCTGGACCCTGCACACCGTTTGAACCCTGAGACCCCTGTGTCCCTTGCAGCGCCAAGATACTCCAGTAGGTCGTATTGGTGACTGCCTGCCCGGTGTTTTCCAACAGACAGATATAGGATGTGCCGAATGCCGCCGCTGAGTCACCGGGAACATAAGCCGCGCTGACGCTCCAAGTTCCCTTAAAAGTAATACCCGCCGCACCCACCGCACCTGTTGAGCCTTGAGAGCCGTTCACGCCCTGTACGCCCTGATAGCCCTGTGGCCCCAAGTCGCCCTTGTAGATGGATGTGTTGAGGTCGGTTTCGTCAAGCCACAAAACGGCTGTATCTACAGGCGGGGTGATGCTGGCGACAATAGCCACGTCACCTTGGTATCCGCGAATACCCTGTGTCCCTTGAGACCCTTGCGGTCCAGTTGACCCGAGGACGCCCTGAAAGCCCTGCGCCCCGCTGCTGCCCTGTGAACCCTGAGACCCTGCCGAACCTGTTGCCCCTTGAAACCCCTGTGTGCCCTGCGTACCAGAGCCACCTTGAGACCCGGTTGAACCAGAGCTACCCTGAGACCCGACGTTGCCAGAAGCGCCCTGCACCCCTTGAGCGCCCTGAGACCCGGCCGATCCGGTTGAGCCGTCAGACCCTTGAGCGCCCTGATTTCCTTGAGAACCTTGAGAACCTTGAGCGCCGTCACTCCCTTGGGCGCCCTGATTGCCATTGAGACCTTGTGAACCCTGCGCGCCAGGCGACCCTTGCGGTCCAGTTGACCCCTGAGACCCTTGCGGACCAGTGCCACCGAATTCATACCATTCAGTGTTGGTTTCGTTTCTGACTCTTAGGACCGTCGCCATTTAGATTCTCACTTCCCCCACCGGGCGCTTGGCGTAATCACCTTTGATAGCGATCAAGTCGGCCTGCACCACCGGGATGTTGTTTGCACGTTCAAATTCACTCGGAAAATACGTCACCGTGCGACTGTTCTGGAAACGCCCCTTGAAGCTAGGGACGAAACGCGAGAACGCTTTGTCGGTGTAGTACCAAATGCTGTTTTCATTCCAGAAGGACACGTGTGTCGGGTCTTGGAAGGCACCGCGGCCGTCCGTGCTTGGAACTTCCATCAAAAGCCAGCCACCTGGAGCGAGCACGCGAAACGCCTCGTTCATCGTGTGGATCGGGTCTTTCAAATGCTCAAATAGGTGCGAAGCGCGAATCACACCCACGCTGTTGTCCTCGAAGGGCCATGTGCCATTCAGGTCAGCAATCACTTCGGCGTCGAACAGGTCAACCGTGGTAAAGCCAGGCCAGGCATTGAGCCGGCCGCCCAGATCGAGGGTGCTGTAGCCGCAGTCTTTGGCCCAACGCACCGCCATGTCGCGGCTGTATTTCAGATAGTTCTGCTTGGTCTGCTCTTGCACGGCGTCATTGAAGACTACGCAGGAGTTTTCAGCATGCAGGCGGTACAGGTAGAGGCACTTGTCAATGTGCTTGATGCCCTGCTGCCCGTAGGCGAGGTACATGCGGCAGCACAGATCATGGTCGTCGCCGGTCTTGATCTTGGCGTCATGGCCGCCAATTGCTTTGTACGCACCAGCGTTCCAGGCGCGAACATGGTTAGGCGCCCAGAAGATATAGCGCATCATCTGCGAACTCACCGGCCAACCGATAGTCTCAGTCAGCGCGTGACCTTGGTAGAAGAACGGACGGGTGCGCCACCCGAACTGTTCACCGTAGCTGCTTGGCTCCCAAGTACCGTCGCGGAAGTCAGCGCTGTTGGAGTAAACCATCGCCACTGCTGGGTCTTCAAACCCCTTGATGATTTCTTCCAGCGCGGTCGGGACGAGCATGTCGTCAGAGTCCAGCTCAACCAAGATTTCGCCCAGCGCCTTACTGCATGCAAAACCCTTCAGGCGGCCAATCTTGTTGTGCTCTGGGTCATCATCTTCCACCGGGAATACCTTGACGCGCGGGTCCGCTGCAATGTCTTCTGGCACGGAGCCGCCGTTGTTCGTCACGACAACCCACTCCCACTCAGAAACCGTCTGACTCAGGAGCGAATCGAAGGTCTCGCGCAGGTACGGCATTGACTTGACGTACACGGGGGTAATGATGGAAATAAGCATGAGGTTCCCTATACGACCGCGATCCACACTTGCCCTGCAAATGGAGTCGCTGGTTCGGTTGCTGAAATGTTGTTCAACCCGAGTTCCACGGGTTTGAACGGCTTGCTGCACTGGAGCGCGTTACCGTTCCAGGTCAAACTTGCTGGACCGCCAGTGATGCGGCCAAAACGAAGCTCAACGTCAACGTCGGTGCCGTCGAGGTTGATAATCATCACGTCATCGTTGAATTGCATGTGTCCAAGAGAACCTTGAATTTGCCCAAGGTCCGGCGCACCGGTGCCAGCGTTCCCAAGGGAGCCGTCTGGGTTCACAGTGATCAGACTGTTTTCAATCTTTGGCACGTCCTGGGACACCACCACGCTTGTCGCGCCTGCGCTGTAGTTGCCAAGCACGTCAAGCGTCTTCAACCACACGGTGACGTTTCCAGTCACGGGCTTGAGCCAGAGGTACTGGTTGATCGAGGTGCCGATAAGCAGGGTTGCGGTTTCCCATGAGGTTCCGCCAGTGCGTAGCTCGTAGGAGTCAATCTCTGTGATTGCCGGCCAGTTGATCTGAACACCAGTCGCAACGATGGCGTAGCTGATCGCACCCGGATCAAATGGGACTGCGATTTCAATGATTGCTTCAGTCCAGGGGCCGCGGTTCAGGGCAACGGCTGCCACCCGAACGCGAGTGTGCACGCCGTAATAGGCGCTGAAGATGAAGCTGTTGCCTGTCGTGTCGGCGACCCGCACCCACATACCGTCTGCGTTGGACACTTCGATGTAGTAGTTTTTCGCCCATTCAGAGCGCTGCCACGAAACCACTGCATGATTCGGTGAGTTGAAAATGAAGCGGGAAATGACACCCGTGACGATTGGCGCATTGCGGTAAGCCGGGAATTGGCTGAAGATTTGCGGCGGCATGGTTACGCCGACTTCAGATGAGTGAACTGATGCGTCCTCATTGACCGCTGTGATCTGGACTTGAGTAAGCGAGAGTGCTGTGGCGGTCAACACGCGAGCGGGTTGGCTCCAGGTCTTCCCTGCTCCGAAAGCAAAGTGAGTGCGTTCTTGCTCGGTTCCGACATACGGGGTGATCGCAGGCGAACTTGCCATGACAAGTTGATTGGGGTTTGCGCCCACGGTGACCGCGTAGGGTCCGTCAACGCTGCCGTCCGGCTCGCGCAGAGCGATGTAGTGAGTTCCGGTGGAGAACTCGGGGACTTCGGACAACGTAAGCGTCTTGGTTGCGGCGTTCCACGCGGTAACTTCACCCGACTGGCCCCAAGCGGGCATGTCGTGCTGAATTGAAATCAGGTCTCCGAAAGAAGGGATGAAGCCCTCCATTTCCGTGGTGAACGTGATGATCTTGCGGCGATACCTGTTGCAAGCTGCCTGGTACATGCCCTCGCGCCACGCTTGGTCGCGCCCGGTAACCCCGAACAGATCGACCTTGGCGGGCTTTTGCTGCGCTGACCCCGGAAGAATTGCAGACACGGACGCCGGCTTCCAGGTGAGGCTGTCGAAGTACGACACATCAACCCGGTCTGCGGTGTCCGGGGTCGGCATCAGGTAGTTGATGCTGAAACTGCCCTTGACGATATTGCGCTGGCTGAACAGTGCCACGGGAATCGTTGCTGGCTGGTCTCTGAAAATCCGGACGATGCCGCCCTGCATATAGGGTTTGGCGCGGACAGCTCCCAGAATCTTTTGTGTGACTTCCCAGAAGCTCAAAAAGTTGTCAAAGCGTCCGTCAAAGTAATCTGCCCTGCCTGTGCATGTCGAGTCAAGTGCAATGAGTGCTGCCAAGTCGATTTGCGCGTCAGTCAGGCCAACCTGACGGCAGGCGTGGGCGAATGCCCATGCCACGCTGCGTGTCTTGGTGTTTGTGCTCCAGTCTGAGCCATTCCAAACGGGCAGCTTGCGGGTGCAGCGCACATTGATTTTGCGGCTGCTCTGCGAAGACAAGTTGTCGCTGGCTCGCATTTTGATAGCCAGCAAGGTGCAGTCACCGTAGTTTTTCCCACTGGACTCAGGGTGATAGGCGCGCAGTCCGCCCCAAACCACGTTGTCTGCCAGGCGCGATGCGGTACTCTCGGTAGTCATCCGGCGAACTCTGGCGGTATAGCGTCCGGGAACCACGTCAAAGCTCCAGCTCCAGCGTTGAGGTGTAGTTGAGGCAGCCGACATGACTGCCGCCGCGTAGGTTGACCGAGTGCGCTTCACCAGACGGTAGGTGTACATTCCCCAGCCCCTATTTGGGTTGCCGGTGACTTCCCTCCGGGATTCCCACGCCGTCAGCAAGGTGCTTGCTGCCACTTGTGCGGTAAATGGGTCACCCGGATCGCTGTCAGAGCTACTCACACTGTCAACAGTGGTCCAGTCACTCCACATGGTGTACTGGGTTCCAGAAGTGAGGGTTCTCCAGCCGCCGGTCTGCACGCCAGCGCTGTTAACTGAGGCGATCTGAATCTCGATGGAGACAGATACGCTTGAAAGTGACCCGTCATCGTTGGCGTAATACAGTCCCTTTGGGGCAATGAAATCAAAGCCAAGCTGATTGACAAGTGTTCCGGCGTCATTAACAACGAATGGTCCGAGGTGAGAAGCGTCCGTGAGCACTTGCCCGGAGACTTCAACCGCATTGGTGACATTCGCAGGAAATGGCAAGTTGGTCGAATATGGCGGGATGACATAAGTTGCCACCTCGTCGAAGTTACCGATTGGCGTGTCTTCGATGAAAACGTCTAGGTACTGGTTGAAGTCGTACTCGCCGCGGCCGATGCAAAATATCTGGTAAAGGTACTGTTCGTTGCCGTTGTAGATCATGTACGGTTGTGCCGCATAGTCTGGATAGCACTGCAAATAGCCAAACTGCTCCGGGATTGCACAACCGAGTCGCGCGGCATTGCCCTGCGCTTGCAAGCTGTAAGTTGGACTTGGGGCAGCAAGGGCCGCTGCCTGTTGGTTGGAAGTTGGTTTTGGTGGTGGGGCAACCGCATTGACAAGTGCCATGCCAACCATCGTCACGCCCACTTGCATCGCAGCCAAGCCAGCGGTCGAACCGAGAATCATGCCGCCACCGGCGGCGTAGGACAGTGAGGCGGCAAGGTACGGCGCATACACCATCACCGCAAGCATCAAGACCATGCGTAGCGGGTTGGACCCACCACCACCGCCCTGCGGGATTGCCTCTACGTCAATGAAGACCAGAGATTGCTCGTCTTCAAGGACAAGCTCCCAATCGACACGAAGAATCGGCTCTCCATCCACAAACGCAACAAAGGGAATCTGCCAGTCGGGTGCCACCTCGCGAATGCAAGGCTTGTCGATCTGGACAATCTTCCGGTGCTGTGGAGTCAGCCCATTTTCAAGGTAGATGACGGTTGTCATGGCGCGTGTCGGAAGAATTCGCGTCTTCCGAAACCAGACGAGTGCCAGGAGCTATCGGATGTAAAGATCACTCCGCAGCCACGGACACAGTGCAGCACCCCGCCGCCGTCAACGTCGATCCAGACCCCAATGTGCATTGGACGGCGAACGAGCGCTGCAGAGCCATGTTCAGGCTTGTTGACCGCAATCCAGCGCTGACGCTCTGGGTGGTTGGTCATCAGATCCACCAGAGCGGTGGCATCTTCGTAATCGGGGGCGATGACGGACGGCACTTCAATACCAAAGTGCTTTTCTTGGATGTAACGAAAGAATGCCATGCAGTCAAACGCATCCGGTCCCTGCGCCCCGGCAACCCAAGGAATTCCAATGTAGTTGGCAAAACTCACGCTGCGAGTCCTGTGAACACGTCGGTTGAGTATTCGGCGGTTGGGAAGCGGAAATTCATCAGGTTCGGAAACCCGGCCGTTGCGGTCACCTTAAACACATCTGCCACGACGTTCAGGATCGTCATGCTCAGTGGTGGGTTGTTTTGCGGCACATTCAGGTTGGTGCTGATGAACTCGCGGTAAATGACGGTCACCATGTCCGTTGTCGCCAGCGCCGACTCGATGCTTGCGGTGATCGAGCGGTCCACGTTGTCCATCGTGATCGTGATCTGCGGGACTCCGACGCTGCTGACTTCAGGCTTGGTGAAGTCAAAGTTGAACGCAACGAAATCCACCAGTGCACCGGGGTTCTGGGGCGCGGTGTTCTCAAGGCGAGCATGCAGGTCGTTGAAATCCCGCACAACCCGAATCGGTTGCGTGAATGAGGGGTGGTTCAATTCAAGGGTGTGATAAATCACCACATTGGCCGGGGCCGATGCGTATGCTTCCTTGATTGCTTGGGAGAGTGTGCTATCTGGCATGATAAGTCAGGGATGACTGATCATATCACGCCAAAAGCGGTCTTGCCAATACCTCAAGTGATCCAGTGACTGACCAATAGAACTCACGGGCCGCAGTTTGTGCGTTGTAGGGTTCCTTGAAGCGTGCCGTATAGGTGGTATTCCCCATCCCGTTTGGTAGATTGACGTTGAACCAATTGGTGCCGCCAGCCAGGTCCACGTCATAGAACTTCTCAAACACCGCGAGTTGGGCGCGAGTGAAGGTCCAGCTCACAGTGAAGATCGTCGGGGCCGCGCTGAAGCGTCGGCGTTGCCGGGCAGGACCGCTCTCCATGTCGGTGCGGACGAATGACTGCTCGGGTTTGAACCCGAGACCGTGCATGACCACACCCGGAATGGTGCTTGGGAAAACTGGTGTTGCCATTAGTAAGCTCCTGCGACCCGGTTCAGGCCGAATGTCGATGTGATTGCGCCGTTGACCGCCCCGCTGCCGCGGGTAATGTCGCCTGCGATCTTGTTGCTGACCTTCTCCACCATAATGTCCATGATGTTGGTTCCGCCCTCTTGCCGGGAGCTGGTCTGTCCACCCTTGCCAGGCGCTTCGATGATGTTGACCACCATGTTCCCGCCACCGCCCCCTGCGGCGCCTTTCATGGTCACTGGAATGGTTCTTCCGTCTGGGAGCGGCACGTAGGCTTCATTCATACTGCCTTCACCAAACATTGCCATTTGAGGGCTGTTGGCAATGCCTCCGGCGGCGTACTTCTTCAGGGGCATGCTGCCTTCGCTGGACATGATGCCGCCATTGGCAAACGGGAGAATGCTGGAGATCCAGGACGAGGCGCCCATGATGCTGTCTGCCATCTGCTTTTGAATGGCGATGCGCAGAATGTCGGAAATGATGCTGTCGGCCAGGCTGCCCCACTCCATCTTCCCGGTCTTTGCCAGGTTGATAAAGGCATCAACGCTGCTGGTGGCCCAGCGCGCGGTGGCGTCTTCCATGTTCTTGGACGAGTTCTTCCACTGCTCGGCCATCTTCTCCATTGGAGACTGCGAGGCACGCGCCACTTCGTTTGCGCGAGCAATAGTGTTGTCCGCAGCCAACTTCTCAAGCTGCTCAATCTCTGCTGTCGTGGCGCCCGAGGCGGTGCGTAGGTTGATGAGATTACGGAGTTTGAGCGCGTACTCTGCATTGGATGCTTTCATCCGGGCAGCGACGGCGTTACGGTCATCGGACACCATCGACGCATTGAGCCGCCGGGTCTCTGTTTCAACGTCAGAGAATGTCTTCATCACATCGACGAACGTGGCGTCCCCCTTGAGGGTTTCCTTGACCTTCTCGACGGTGATTTTCTGCTGCTCTGCGTAGCGTTGAATCGCATCGGTGTTCTTTGCGATCCAGCGCTCGACCTTGGCCTCGTTTGCGCCGCGCATGGCTGTACCCATCGGGTTGACAAGCAGTTCCATCGCTTGTTCAACGTCCGGGCGCATGCCTTCGATGAAACTGGTGGCTTTCTGAAGGTCTGATGCTGCCTTGCTTGCATCTTCAGCCTGTTGTTTTGCCGCCTCGCGCAGACGCTCAACCACAATGGCCTCATTGACCAACTGCTGAAACTTCTCGGCGCTTGGCTTCACGCCCTTGTTGTTAAGCTCTCCATTGGCGAGCTTCTGGTTCATTTCCGCGATGATGCCGGCAACCTTGTCCACCTCGCCCTTGGTTCTGTCAAAGTTGCTCAACTCAGCCGTCAGACGCGACCTTTCATCGGCAAGCTGCTTGATCACCTTCTCGATTGGGGAGTCCTTGACCACCCCGGCGCCCTTGGCGTTCAGAATCTTGTTCTCACCCTTGCCGGCGATGGCGCGCGTGATGCCGTCTTGCGCTTCGACCAGCTTGTCGCGCAGTACCCCGGCAGCCTCGACTGCTGCGTCTGCATTCGGACCCTTGAATTGGCTCGTCAGGTCAGCAAGTTGCTTGTTGATCGTGGCAGCCTTCTGCCCGCCGAACTCAACGTCAATGTCCATCCGAGCGCCCTGATTCTTCTTGTGCGCGGCGTCTTGCTTGGCCTTGTTGGTGCCGGCCGCAATCAGTTCATCTTGAAGAACTTGATCCTGGGCAAGCAGACGCTTGGTCTTTTGCTTGTTGATCTGGTCAATCTCTACATCGGTGGCGCGAACCAAATCCTGCGCAGCTACGCTGGCGATCTGCCGGGTAGAGCTGGCCCTGGCTTTTGCCAGGTTTTCGTCAATCATGCGGCCTTCGGCCTCAAGTCTCGCGACTGCTTCTTGCTTCTTCTTGTAGGCGGCGCCCTTCTTGTCAAC